GGCTTTTTTCCAATGGAATATGCAGTTTAATGAAGACAATCCAGATATCGTTGGAGACTTGGAAATTAAACCTAGAGGTGTGGCATCTGTAATGCAGAAAGAAGTGCGTTCTCAAAGACTCACAGCTTTATTGCAAACAGTGGCTAATCCTATGTTAGCACCTTTTATTAAGATACCAAACTTATTAAAAGAATTAGCTATCTCACAGGACATAGACCCAGACAGTCTTGTAAATGATATGAATCAAGCTCAAATATATTCAACCATGTTACAAGGAGTAATGCAAAATGTCCAAGGAAACCAACAACAACAATCAGGAAGTCCTCAAACGCCTATCACCGGTGGTGAACAACCCACAGGTATGGGAACCACTACAGCAGCTGCTGCAGGGCCTCAACCTACAGACCTTACAGGGTCTGGTAACGGCACAATCGGAACTGGAGGTGTACCGACTGCAGGGGAGAGCCAGTTTGCTGGCAATGCTCCTCAACTTGAAGAATAATTTTGATAATATGAAAAAGGAAGATAAGAAAAAATAAATGGCGATTAATCCATCAGATTTAACAAGTTTTGCAACTACAGGACAGGAAGCACAGTTGTCAGGTCAAGGAGTAGACCTTGATTTTCAAATGCAACAACTTCCCGGAATGGTTAAAGGGGTAGATAAAATAAAAGCAACTGATATTGCTATTAGAAATAAACCTTTAACTTCTAAAGGATTAGGTGTAGAGGCAGAGCAAGATGATGAAGAAACTACTACAGATGCTTTGACAGCATTACGAAGGTCGGTTGCTAACGTGAGCAGCACGCCAACTAAATTTGATGTGGCACCTGACCTTGAACCTGTGTCAAGCAATAACTATGCATTTAGCACCAACAACGTGTCGGATATGTCAATACCTACTAACATAGGTCTTCTTACTCCCGGTCAAGGTATATCAGAAGGTTTAAAAAATCAAAAAGATGAATATTTTAATTATTTAGATCAGTTATCTTCTTCTTTAGCACAACCTCCAGAGGGGCCTCCAGAAGGGGTGGCTACGGCAAGAACAGTTTCTAGTGTGGCAGGCTCACTTACACAAGACCCGAAGACTGGTGAGTATATAGCAAAGGGTATAAAATTTTTTAATCCTGATTCTAAAATTACAGGGGCTCAAGTAAGCAAAACAGCAGGACAGATAGCAGCAGGTGCAGGAACCATAGTATCAGCCTATTCTGCTTATGATGCATTAAAAGGTGGTATTGATAGCCCCATGGAGGGATTACAAGCCATCGGAGGAGTTGCTGGAACTATTGCAGGTCTTGGTCAATTAGGTGTTATAACTAACCCTGCTTTGTTAAGTGCAGCAGGCCCGATTGGCTGGGCTGTAGCAGGTGCTACTCTATTATATTCATCAGGTTTAATTGGTGGTAAAGGTAAAAATAAACCCCCAATGGGAGGTGTAGAATTTAGATTAGTTGATGATGCAGGTAAACAATATTCAAATGTGCAAGAAGGACAGAAGAGAAGAATAAAAGCTGTAAACCCTCATAGCTACAACGGTTTTAATTCTAGTGCTCTATTATCTCAAGCAAACAAAAACGTGGATTACCTGTATGCATTTGCAGATGAGTTTGATTTAAAAGTGAATGAAAAAGCATGGGCACAGGCAGCATTTGGAGGAGACGGTGTTAATAAATATATGCCCAGAGGAAGAGAGGCACCGTATAGAAGTGTATTAGAAAGAATAGATTCTATGGGAGACGGCTCTAAAAGTCCAATTGAATGGTTGAGACATGCCATGGAATATGAAGGGCCAAATGGAGAAAGAATAATTGATGGGGATATATACAAAGGTGTAAGAATAGGCCCTAATGGAATGCCGATGAAAGTAGGATATAAAACACAAGAAGAATTTCAAGAGGCAGTAGCTGATTTTAATAAAAGATTTTACGGTTAATAGGAGTAAACATGTTACAATTTTTAAACCCAATAGCAAACCTAGCAGGAACATGGTTGAAGGGTAGACAGAAGAAAGCAGAGATAAAACAGAAGCTAGAAGTAGCAAAGATAGAAGCACAGGTAAAAAGAGTACAGAGTGATGCGAACTGGGAAGAGAAAGCAATGGATGCTTCTGCAGATAGCTGGAAAGACGAGCTCTGGACAATTTGCTTCATCTCCATCATAGTAGCGTGCTTCATTCCTGCTGCACAGCCATATTTATCTGATGGGTTTAGGTTCTTGAGAGAGGATTGCCCTGATTGGTTAAGCTGGGGTATCCTTGCAAGTATCGGTGCTAGTTTTGGTTTGAAATCAATAGGACAATTTAAAAAATGATAAACGAAGAGACAAGAGAAAAATTAATAGACAAGTTGGTATTGCACGAAGGTATGCGATTGAAAGTGTACGATGATGCAAACGGAAACGAAATAAGAGCTGGAGATACACTTGTAGGACATCCTACGATTGGTGTAGGTAGAAACATCGCAGGAGACGGGCTAGGTATCACAGAAGAAGAAGCAAAGATGTTGCTGTCTAATGATGTAGACAGAGTGTTGAAAGAAGTAGATCACTGGACTTTTATGAAAGACCTGAACGAAGTGAGAAAGACTGTGATTATAGACATGGTATTCAACATGGGCGTATCTAGATTTAATCAGAGAGAGTGGCCTAACTTTTTTGGTTCTGTAATAGAAGGTGATTTTAAAAGAGCTAAAAAAGAAATGCTAGATAGCAAGTGGGCAAGTCAAGTGAAGACAAGAGCAAACATATTAGCAAACATGATGGAAAGTGGCGAATGGTTGTAAATAATCAACAGATGCAAATGGAAGAAGATAGACCTGTAAGTATTAGAGAAATGGATTTTGAGTTTCTTAGTAAAAACGATCCTATGGTAGAACCTCAAGATGCAGCCATAAGAATGAAAAAAAACTTATCACCTGAAGAACAAAAAGAAATATCAGGTTTAGTTCCTTATGTAGAAAGATTTTTTATACTAAACTACAAGGCAGAAACAGGCGATTATCCACCTGAGCCTAATATAGAACCAGAAGGCGGTGGGGGTATTACTATAGATGAATATAGAGGTATGAGTAATGAAGACAGAATTGCTAACTCTATGGATGAAAATATTAAACCTGTAATAAAACCAAAGTCTATATATGATAAAAGTCCTAGTGCCTATCCTAGTTCTATACCTGTAGAGGCACCAGAGATGGAGCAAGCTGTACAACAACCGGAACAAGAACCTGTTGAACAACCACAGGAATCACCCGTTAAAGAACCACCAATGATGCAAGAAGGTGGAGACGTTGAAGAAGAAAAACCTCAACAGGCGAGTAAAGAACCTGTGCCAGTAGGGCCTGTAGGAGAGATAGATGTAGAAGGAAAAGATCGTTCTGGTGTAGCTGATGATATACCTGTAAAAGCAGATGGTTTTGTATTGAGCAGAGGTGCTGTCATAGCAAACGGCAAGATGTACATAAAAGAAATTATACAAGATGCTATAGATAATTTAAAAGAAAAAGGAATAGAATTAGACACATCTGAAACACCAGAAAAAGCAGAAGACATATTAATATCAAACGGTGAGGTAATCATACCAGACATTATCGCACAAGAAATAGGATATAAGAGATTAGAAAAGATGAACAAAAGAGGTGAAGAACTAACAGAAAAGCTGATAGCTGAATACGAAGCTGGGCAGCAACAACAGCCTCAACCACAGATTAAAGCACCTTTTGAGCAGGCTCCTAAGAAGACTGCTTTCAAGGGAGCTAAACAGAGTTTTAGTTGATGATAACTAAAAGTTCCAGCCACCCGAATTGCCTCGGCACTGGATTTTTTATAAACCCGTAAACAGCCACCCTCGTGAGAGGCACTGAGAAAGGAATAGTAAAATGGCAAAAAGAAAGACTAATGTACGCAATAAAGCAGAAGCACTAGGTACAGACCCTCGTGAAGATATGTACAAGGGAAAGGACAGAGTAACTACTGCTGAGGAAGAAGAAACAGAAACTGAGGACACTGACATCAAGGCCACGATGGAAGCCACTCCAGAAGTAGAAAGTTTTATGGATTCCACCCAACCTGAAAGTAAAGAGGAACCAGTTCAGGAAGACGAAGGTAAGTATAAGAAAAGATACGATGACCTTAAAAAGTATTACGATCAGAAGCTGTCTGAATGGAAGCAAGAAAAGGAAGTTTTAGAAGCACAAAGTAAGGCTGCTGAAAAAGCACAACCTAAGTATGCTCCACCAAAGACACCGGAAGAACTAGATAGATTTAAGGAACAGTATCCAGATGTATATCAAGTTGTAGAAACCATATCTCATAATATGGCATCGAAACAAGTTGAAGACCTTCAAGCTGAAATAGGTAGATTGAGTGAGAAAGAAAAGAAACTCAAAGTGCAATCAGCCTACAAACAGCTTCTGAACAATCATCCAGATTTCGATGAGATCAAGAAATCACCTGAGTTTTTAGGATGGTTAGAACAACAGCCCAAAAGCATTTCTGAAGGTATCACAAAGAACAATACCGATCCTGTTTGGGCAAGTAGGACTGTTGATTTATATAAAGCGGACATGGGTATGAATAGGAAACCGACTTCTGATAAATCTAAACAGGCTGCCAGAGCCGTGACGAAGACTGCTGCAAAGCAGATAAACACTACTGGTCAGACTGGAAGGGTTTGGAAGATGTCTGAAATTCATAAACTCAAGCCTTGGGAGTTTGAGAAGTATGAAGCGGAGATTGATCAGGCCGTCAAATCTGGTCAAATTGTAAACGATGAATAATAGCTAACAAGGAGGAAAAAATGGCTACTATGTCAAGAGCAGGCGGGTACAATAACCTTGCAAAAGGAAATTGGGCACCAGCCATATATAGTCAAAAAGTTCTCAAGTATTTCCGTAGGGCATCAGTCGTAGAAGCTATAACTAATACCGACTACACTGGGGAAATCGAGAATTTTGGCGATACGGTGAATATCATCAAAGAACCAACAATTACTGTAAGAGATTATGCAAGAGGTACTCAGGTAAACACTGAAGACTTAATTGATAATCAAATCCAGCTAACTGTTGATCAAGGTAGTTACTTTGCATTTAAAGTAGATGATATTGAAGAAAGACAATCACATGTTAATTTTGAGGCTTTAGCAACTTCTTCAGGTGCTTACTCACTCAAGAAAAACTATGATTATAATGTGTTAAAATATATCTATGATAACGCTGTAGCATCTACAGGTACATTAGGAACTCAAGGCACATCAGCTAACACTGGTGATGAAGTTGCGAACCTAGTATCTCAGGCTGCTGCAGAATTAGATAAGAATGACGTACCAGAAGAGAACAGATGGCTTGTTGCACCACCTCAATTTTATGAAGTGTTAAGACAAGCTGGTTCTAAAATTATGGATATGTCTGTAACTGGTGGAGGTCAGACTCCTCTTCTTAACGGAAGAGTAACTGACAGACCATTGCATGGCTTTACTATGTATCAAAGTAATGCTATTGCTGTTGGTTCTACCGGTAGTGCAGCTACTCAGACTTTTGGGTCATCAAGCACATCTGGACAAACATTAATCTTATACGGACATATGTCTGGAGTTGCTACTGCATCTCATATCGCAAAGACCGAAGTGATAAGAGACCCAGATAGTTTCTCTGACATCGTAAGAGGATTACATGTTTATGGTAGAAAAGTTCTAAGAGCTGAATCTGACACAGGCTTCAAAGGCGTGTTCAAAGGGCTCATGGACTTAGATTCTTAATTTTAACATATAAGGAGATAGACACATGGCTACTTGGACAATTACTGGAGGAGGTAATACAGGTCACAGTGCAGACGGTAAGAAAGTTAGAGTCATCAGCGAGATTGTTGACTTCAGCGAATTTACTATTGCCACTAATGACGTTATACAGGTTATCGAACTTCCAGCCAACTCATTAGTTCTATATGCAGGCTTAGATGTTCTCACTGCAGATGGTGCCGGAAACTCTGGTACTTTATCTTTAGGAGACGGGGCAGACGTAGATAGATACGTTGCTGCTTCAACAGTTACAGCTGGCATAGAAGTAACTAGAGCTAGAGCTGGAGATTCCAGCTTAGGAACTACATCAGTCGGTTATGCATACTATGCTGCTGCAGATACTATTGATCTTGTTAATGCGACAGGAACAATTGACGCTAAAGTAAGAGTATTTGCTGTAGTTGCAGACTGTGATGGATTAGGTGACACAGAAGGTCAAAACGTAACTTTCTCAACCTAATAATAACTTGGTGTGAGGGGTGTATTCCCCTCCACCCTTTTAACAAAGGTATACAATGACGACACATAAAATAGGTTCACCAGCTTGGAAGAAGTTGATAGTAAAGCAAGAGAAACCGGTTGAAAAACCAGTGCTGTCTACAGCAGAAATAAGATTGGCGAATATAGAACGAGCAGTAAATTTAATATTGAAGAAACTAAACGAAGGTGAACAGGGGAAGGTAGAACAGGAGAAACAACTTGAGCTACCTAATTTCAAATATCCCACACTTTAAGTGTTGGGTACGTAAGGAATTTACACACAACCACATGAAATACCACGGTGAGTATTTACATGGGTTAGCAATAGCAGTCAACACAATACCAGACAGATGTCTTAGTTTTCAGGTGGTGTTTACTGGTATCGAAGAAGAAGACAACGTAGTCGGTGGTGCGATGTGGGCTAGAATGCCAATCACCAGTTTGATTGCGGATGAGGTGTTAGATGAAATGCCAGAACGAATGGACACACACCTCGCACAGCCTTGGGACTGTTCCTCAAGAGGTCATTCAGTAGTAGTGATGGACAGAGTAAGTTCAAGCCCATGGATATGCAAAATAGGAGGGGATTTTTACAAGGGTCGATATCTGTTTACGGTTGATTATACAGACAGCCACATATCAGATGATCCTGCACAGCATAAACAGAGTCACGTACTCCAGTTGATAGATGCTGATAAATGGACAGGCAACATAGTTGCATTACCAAACAACAGGGTTCGTGTTACTAATCCTGCTCTGTGGGTAGCAGGCGAGGGGCCACCAGACTTTGCACCTAGCCAGTATGTACACTCTGCAGAGATACACGATACGTACACTGATCCTGACGTAACTTTTAATAACTTATATAACCAATCTGAAAGGAAAGATAATGCCAAGACACACAGGAAAAAAAACAACAAAAAATAAAGCGAAGATGATGAAAGGCGGAATGGCCAAGAAGAAGATGATGGGTGGTGGTAAAACATCAAAAAACATGGCAAAGATGGCTAGAGGCGGAAAGAAGTCAAAATACATGGCAAAGGGTGGTAAAACATCAAAGTACATGTCTAAAATGGCTAGAGGTGGAAAGAAGACTAAATACATGGCTAAAGGCGGCAGAAGATAAATGGCTAGAACACCAGCTTGGCAAAGAAAAGAGGGTAAGTCCAAATCAGGAGGCTTGAACAGAAAAGGTATCAAGTCTTACAGAAAGGCTAACCCCGGCTCTAAGTTAAGCATGGCTGTAACGACTAAACCATCTAAGTTGAAGAAGGGTTCTAAAGCTGCCAAACGCAGAAAGAGTTTCTGTGCGAGAATGAAAGGCATGAAGAAGAAGTTGACGAGTAAAAAGACAGCTCGCAATCCTAATTCAAGAATTAATAAATCATTACGTAAATGGAATTGTTAAATGGCAACTACTTACTTAACATTAGTAAACAATGTACTAAACGAGCTGAATGAATCAGAGTTGACATCTGCTACATTTGCAAACAGTAGAGGTGTACAGACATCTGTAAAGAAGTTCGTGTTGAAAGCTATGCACGAGATATACAGCACTCTACAAGAAGTGCCTGACTTGTACATATCTACAAAACAGGATACGCAAGTAGGACAGAGAGTGTATGATCTACCCACTGCAAACTCTCCACAGACAGGAGACGCTGAGTATAGAAAGATTGACTATGACACTTTTCGTATCGTACCAAAAGAACTGGTCACAAACGGAGAGTTCACATCAGCTATTACCAGTTGGACTACAGGGTCAGGATCACCTGCATACAACAGCGGTGGTAATGGTAGATTAAGACTGAATGCAGCAGCTGCATATCAATCCTTATCCACAGTGAAGAACGTACAGTATAGATTACAGGTGAGACTTATAGACAGCAGCTCTAGTGGTGGTAATTTAAAAGTGTTGGTAGGAACATCTGCAGAGGCTAGTGACGTACTGAATGAAACACTTGCTGTTACAGATTTTGGTGCTGGTAACATCTTAAACACCACGTTTACAGCAACAGCAGCTACTACTTTTATAACACTAGACAACGACAATTCTACAAACTTAGATGTAGACTATGTGCGTATATCTGAAGATGCAGGTATTAAGAAACTAAAATATATAACTTACGATAACTGGGCTAGTAGGTTTTTAGAAACAGACTTAGAAAACTCTAGTGAGCATTATGGACTGCCACAGTATGTATACACCACACAAGATAAAAAGTTTGGTTTGCATCCTATACCAGACAAGGACACTTACACTGTTGAGTATGAATATTGGAAAGTACACACAGATTTATCTGCAGCGACAGACACCATGGATTTAAATGACAGGTTCAAAGATGTGATAATTACAAGAGCAAAGTATTACACATACGTACTACGTTCTGATCCACAAGCTGCACAGATGGCATTGGCTGAATATAAGTTACAATTACAAATTTTAAGAAGTGAATATATAAACACAAAAGCATATATGCGAGATACGAGGGTTCATGTAAATGCCTGATACCTCGATTATATCACCATTTAACGCAAGCTGTGCAGGCGGCTTAGTATTGAACAAAGATGTGTACAGCATGGCTCCGGGTGAAGCACTACAGCTTACAAACTTTGAGCCGGACATTACTGGTGGGTATCGTAGAATAAACGGCACGACCAAGTTCAACACGAACATAGTACCACAGGTATCTTTATCTACAGAAAGAATAATGTTCTGTGCAATATTTAATGATCTAGTGGTTGCTGGCCGTGGAGGAACCGTGTACACAGGAACTACAAGTGGTAGTTGGACAAGTAGAGCCACAGGAAAAGGAACTTCTTACACATATGATTTTGATAGATTTAACTTCGCTGGAACTGACAAGATCATCATTGCTACAGGTTCTACAAATGCTTTTACTTTAGACACTAGCTATACAGAAGATATAATAAATGGTACAGGTGGAGGGACAGCACCAACAGCACCGAAGTTTGTAAAGTCTTTTGCTAATCACATGTTCTACGCAGGCATGAGCAACAGCAAAGCAGAAGTGATATTTAGTGCACCGTTTGCAGAAGATGACTTTGATGCGAGTGATGGTGCAGGGTCGTTTAAGATAGGTACAGAAGTTACAGGCATGAAGGTTTTCCGTAATGAATTATTTATCTTTGGAGAGAACAAGATATATAAACTCACAGGAACCAGCTTATCTAACTTTGCACTTGCCGAGGTGGCGAAGAGTGTTGGTACGATTGCACATCATTCCATACAAGAATTAGGTGGAGATATTATCTTCCTATCAGCTGACGGATTGAGAACAATTGCTGGTACAGAAAGAATTGGTGACGTTGAATTGGGTACGGTATCTAAACAGGTACAGGAAAGAATAAATGAGATTGGTTATGACAACGTCACAGCAACTGTAATCAGAAACAAAACACAGTATAGATTGTTCTATCCAGTTACAGGAGGATTAGAAACAAGTCAAAAAGGTTTAATTGCTGTGATCAAAATAAACCCAAATACAAAACAAATGGGTTACGAATACGCAGACTTGAAAGGATTAAAAGTTGCTGCCTGTGACTCAGATTTAATTAGCAACGTAGAGACCACTGTACACGGTGGGTATGATGGTTACATCTACAAACAGGATTCAGGTAATGTATTCACTAGAGCATCTGGCACGAGCATTATAGATGCCACATATAGATCACCAGATATAGTGATGGGTGATGCAGGTATTAGAAAAAGTATGCAAAGGGTAAACTTAAACTGGAAACCTGAAGGAGCTGTAAGTGCCAGTTTATTTGTACGATATAACTACGATGACGTAAACACGCCACAGCCTAATGTAATTACGTTGGCTACATCAGGAAGTGGTGCTCTGTACGGAACAGCGTTGTTTGGTACAGCTGCATACGGACAAGGTGATTTGCCTATTACAAGACAGAGTGTCGAGGG